AATGGGCTGAAAAACTTATTAACAGTCTAGCCGGAGAAGACAAAAGGACACTACAATGAAAGAAAGCATAATTAAAGATACAGCAGGATTTAGACTGAGGGTTAAAAGCTGGAAATGTGTAAACCCAGCTACACTAAATGCTCTTGAGTTTATACAAGAATGTAAAAATATAAACGGAGAAGTTGACATGACCTCAACTTATCAGTTTTTTATGACCGATGACGAACTTAAAATATTAGCACAAAGTCTAGTATCGTAAATTGTAATGACAACAGATATCGAAAAGGCACTAAATGATGGCAGCGCTCCTTGGAAAGAAATCGAATACAGAACAACAAAGTTTTGGATTTTTAAAGACCCGTCAGCACCCTGTGAAGGGTATTTGTGTTTTGTGCCTACCCAAAAATCAATGGACTGTCTCTTCGAAACTTACAGAGCAGCCTATAAGTGGGGCTACGACGGAATCGAATCTGAAAAGTGGCAGGGATTTAACCTAGTTCAAAGTGTGGGAGATATTGCCGGGCAAGACGGTAAATATCCCCACATACATATGATTCCACGATATCAAGGAGATATCAATTCATGAAACAAGCAGTAGTAGCACTAATATTTCTAGTATTGGCATTCTTAATACTAGTAACAGTGCCGGATGATGGAGGCAGAATCTACGATTGTAGTTTGTCAGAATTTCATCCCGACTATCCAGCCGAAGTTAAAGCCGAGTGTAGAAAACTGCGAACTAAAAAATCAGTAGATTACATATGATTTCATTTAACTTTAACATCCGCAACCCTTGGAGTAACACCTTTAAGAATTTGTGGTGCCGTGCATACAATACTCCATTTAAAAATAAACATATTGAATTAGAAGTTACTCGAGATTTCACATTAATGTCTCTCATGTTCAATTGGACTGTACGTCAAAGTCATGCGGGACTAGACTTAGAAGCAGGCCTGTTTGGTTATTGTGTACATTTTAATTTTTACGATAATCGACACTGGGATCATGGTAGAGGTGAATGGGAGAAAGAAAATAATGTTTGATCTGCCAAAAATTGGTATCGTGGGATGCGGCTTTGTTGGTAGTGCTATTGCCTCCAACTATGAAGGATTTGCCAACCTGGTAATTATCGATACAGATCCTAGTAAAGGTTTTAACAGCACATACGCTGATTTAACAGATGCCGAAGCTGTGTTTGTTTGTGTACCTAGTCCCATGAATGATGATGGAAGTTGTAATACTCTGCCCCTAGTATCTACGTTGACTAATTTAAAAAACTTTAAAGGGGTCATCATTTCAAAAGTGACAGCTACTCCCAATGTATACGAATATTTACAAACCCAATATTCCAATCTAGTACATGTGCCTGAATTTTTAACTGCCGCTAATGCTGCTCAGGATTATGCCAAAGAAAACTGGGCTATTATTGGCGGTAGCACACTGGCCTATCAAAGAGAAGCAGAACGTGTTATAAAATATACCAAACCAAATGTAGATTCAGTGTTCTGTACTATTGGCGAAGCTGCCATGGTAAAATATATTATTAATTCGTTTCTAGCAACCAAGGTAGTTTTTATGAACGAGATGTGTCAATTGGCAAAAGCGCAAGGTCATGACTGGAATAGAATTCGAGGCATGGTTGCCAAAGACAATCGCATTAACATCAGCCATACCCAAGTACCGGGTCCAGATGGGTACAACGGATTCGGCGGTATGTGTTTTCCCAAAGATACTAGTGCCTTATTAAAGTACGCAGAAACACTAGATATAAATTTAAATGTTTTGAAAGAAGCAGTTAAGAAAAATACATTACTAAGGTTGACAAAAACCTAAATAATAGTGTATACTAATACAAATGGCAATGACCTCTGCCTTAACATAGGAAAATAAAATGACAGATAAAAAAGAAACAGCACTTGACGCAATGGCAGGTGATGGCGGTTATCAAGAAGCATATCTAGGAGATCATCTTCGCTTTAAGATGAAACGTGATAACAAACGGTTTTGGGCTGGCGATAACATCAGTGATTATCTACACGAAGGCGACGTAGAAAAACTAATTGACGAAGCAACACCGGCATTCGAACAAATCTTAGATAAGTTACTAATTGATCGCGAGAATGATCCCAACAGTAAAGGCACCGCAAGACGTCTTGCTAAAATGTATTTTAATGAAATTATGGCAGGAAGATATGAAAGAGCACCAGACGCAACAGCATTTCCCAATGATTCAGAGGACCGTTACGAAGGTATGCTTGTGGTACGTAGTGAACTTCGAAGTATGTGTTCTCATCATCACCAGCCTGTATCTGGGGTTGCCTACATCGGTATCATTGCCGCTAATAAACTTATTGGTCTCTCGAAATACACACGGATCGCTCAGTGGTGTGCTCGACGCGGTACTCTCCAGGAGGAACTTTGTAACGACATTGCCCGTGAGATTAGCAAAGCTACTGAATCAGAAAACGTAGCAGTGTATATTCAAGCCACACACGGATGCTGTGAGAATCGTGGCATTATGGCACATAGCTCATTGACACAGACTACAGTACTCAAAGGCGCATTTAATACAGACATGGGTACTAAGAAAGAATTCTTTGACAACATTAAGATGCAACAGGAGTTTGCTCCGCGATGAAATATATTACAAACAAGTTTGAAAGCATTCGCTTGCCAGTCGAAGAAGGCTTGTTAGAATGGCTACAACAAACATACCCTGCTTCACAATACTACATTAAGGAAATATAATGAATAAGTTTTTTGAATGGTTTGGTCGTAACCGTAAAACGATCGGCTACCTAGTCGGTGGTGTTAACTTAGGTTCTGGTATTGCCGCAATCGCCGGTGGTAGTGTTTGGCCTGGAATAGTATGGCTAATCTTGGGTGCAGCAATTATCTTAGATGCAAGGATGTTTAAATGAGCCACGTTTATCTTATAAAACCTTTAGAAAAGAAAAGCATTGTATATCACGTAGAGATGTTTCGTGAAAACGAAGATGGATCTATTAGTTGGTTTAACATTGACGAAACATATCGTTGGGGTCAAGGCTTTATCGAAGAAGACTTAGACTGTAATCTTCCGTGGGAAGGAGATGATGTTGCCTACGCTAAGACCGATGTAGGGTGGGGTTGTGAGTTCGATGACAGCATTAGTGTCGAGTGGGAATTCAGCGATGACATTTCAGAATTAGAACAACAAGAACTCAAAGAACTCTACTACGAAGGTGGCTCAGGTTGGCTCTATGATGGAGAACATGATTGGCAGGAGGAAGATTGTGCTGTACATATTATTGCTCCATATCAAGTTAGCCTTTGTGATGAAATAACAGGTGAAGTTATTGAAGAGAATGTTAAGCTAAAGCCGAGACCCGATCCAAATACATCGTGGCCTTTTAGTCAAGAATTTCCAAAGGAGTAATATGGAAACAGCTAAAGATATAATGGATCACTTTATTAGTCGTGCTAAGAATTTACAAGAATTCGAAGTTACTACTAGAGTGCCGGAAGATTTTAGAATTAATGGCGTAGTACCATTTGACTTACGTATAGAAGATGCTACAATATATGCTACGGTGTGGGCTTTAGAGTTCGACGAGGCAGCAAAAAAATTAGATAATTGGTTGGAGATATGTAAATGAACTGGTTTAAAAGAATGGTAATTAAATGGGTGCGAGATGATTGGGAAAACGCACGGGAAGAACAACCAGTACATTATAACACAATATCTAAAGGTAGTATAGGTATAGGTATAGCTGTTAGCAAACAGTCTATCGATAGTGAACCAACGCTACACTTTAAAGTCTATAATGCCATAGGTGGTAAAATAGTAGAATTTAGTCGATATGATCGCAGACAGGATCGCAGTGATCATCAAACATACATAATTACACAAGATCAAGATTTTGGAGAACGTATTGCCAAAATCGCAACATTGGAAAGTTTAAAAAATTGAAAGACGTTTACAATTTTGTAGTATGGCAATGGAGTAAATGGAAACCTTGGCAAAAGGTTTATGTTATTGCTATGACTTCTGTTATTATAGGATTTCTACTACCTGGAATTATTGGTGCTTTATTGCTAGTATTAGGTTTAACATCCTTGTTGTCTTGGTTGTTTAAGTGGGCAGTATGGGATAGTATTACTACTTCGTACAATGAATTTAAGAAAGAGAAAGAAGATGGACAAGATAAAAATCAGTGAGGTATTTTATTCAGCACAAGGCGAAGGTAGATTTATTGGTGTACCTAGTGTGTTCTTAAGAACATTCGGATGTAATTTTAAATGTGCTGGATTTGGCATGCCTAAAGGCGAACTAACTAACGAGGTAGAACCTATTGCTAACAGTGTTCACCTTTACAAAACATTTGAACAATTACCCTTAGTTAACACAGGTTGTGATAGCTATGCTAGTTGGCATCCGGCATTCAAAGAACTAAGTCCTTATTATACCATTGACGAGATTGTATCTAAGATACTGGGATTAACACCTAATAAAAATACTTGGGTACAAAGCAACGGTAACGATGTACATCTTGTTATCACAGGCGGTGAGCCTTTGCTGGGCTGGCAACAGTTATATCCCGCATTACTGAATCATACAAAAATGCAGGATTTAAAAAATCTAACATTTGAAACAAACGGTACCCAGCCGTTACATGAAGAATTTAAAACATTTTTAGATAATTGGTATCACTCGTTTAGAGAAATTACATTTAGCGTAAGTCCTAAATTAAGCGCAAGCGGAGAAAAATGGAATGATGCTGTTAAACCCGATGTGGTAGCAGACTATCAACAATACGGTTTTGTATATTTGAAATTCGTAGTGGATCAGTTAGAACACTTTGACGAAGTTGATCAAGCTGTGATGGCATATCGTGACGCAGGTTTTGTAGGACCGGTGTACGTTATGCCTGTGGGCGGTGTTGTCAGTGTGTATGATGGTAATCGTATACACATTGCCGACGAAGCATTAAAAAGAGGCTATTACTATAGCCCAAGACTACACGTAGACTTATGGGGGAACGGATGGGGAAAATAACAGACATAATTGAACGCTTAACCGGCATCGATAAGATAAAGGCCAAGGCTAAAGAGGAAGCAGAAGCGTCATTAAAAGCCGCAGAAGATTCTGCCAAGATTGCTAAAACCGCACTCGATGCCGCCGAGGCAGCGCAGAAGGCAGAAGCCGTTGCCAAGATGACACCAAAAGATCGTGCTACTGCCAAAGGCGAGCCGTGGGTAAGTGTTTTGGATACGCACGTTAACAAAGATAATATCCGTAATGGCTTCTTTGAGCTTGACTGGAATGAACTTTTTGTGTTACAATTGAAACAAGCTGGATACGGTTTCGATGGTGACCCGGACGAAGAGATTGTAGATCGTTGGTTCCGTGACATTGTTAGAAACATGCTAGGCGAGGAAGGTCTGGACACTAGTAGAGGTGCCGGTTATATTAACGTAGTTCCAATTGCCAAAGGCAAGTCAGAGGTTTCATGACATATATTTTAGTTGATACTGCTAACACATTCTTTCGTGCTAGACACGTTATTCGCGGCGATGCCGATATTAAAGTAGGTATGGCATTCCATATCACATTTAACAGTATCAAAAAAGCATGGAATGACTTTGAAGGGAAGCACGTGGTCTTCTGCCTCGAAGGTCGAAGCTGGCGCAAAGATTATTACAAGCCCTACAAGGCTAATAGGGCAGAAACTCGTGCGGCCATGACTGTCAAAGAAGCAGAAGAAGATAAGTTGTTCTGGGAAGCGTTTGACGAGTTTAAAAAGTTCATTACAGAGAAAACTAACTGTACAGTATTACAACATAGTCAGCTAGAAGCAGACGATTTAATTGCTGGGTTCATTGCGGATCATCCTGATGATAGCCACGTGATCATTTCAACAGACAGCGATTTTCATCAGCTGATTGCCGACAATGTCAAACAGTATAACGGCGTAGCTGAAACACTTACCACTATCGAAGGCATCTTTGATAAAAAAGGTAAAATGGTTAAAGACACTAAGACTGGCTTGCCTAAAGATATTCCTAATCCTGAATGGATTTTGTTCGAGAAGTGTATGCGTGGCGATAGTAGCGATAATGTCTTTAGTGCCTATCCTAAAGTTCGTAAGAACAAATTAGAAGACGCATTTAAGGACCGCAGTAACAAAGGCTTCGCGTGGAACAATCTCATGTTGCAGAGGTGGGTTGATCACAATGGCGGTGAACACAGGGTGCTAGATGACTACCACCGTAATCGTCAGCTGATCGACCTTAAAGCACAGCCTGAAGACATTAAGTCTTTTATTAAAGAAACAATTACAACTAATGCTGTACCCAAGACTGTTGATCAAGTGGGCATTAGACTATTAAAATTTTGTCAACTATACGATATGAAACGTATGATTGACAGCATTCAGCAGTATGCTGAACCATTTCAGGCAAAATACAAATGACAATATGTTTATATAAAAATACATGTCCAAATGAAACACAAGATTGTGAGGAAAATATTATGACAGAAATTCACGCCAAGCCCATCGTAGATGGCAAGTTTTGGATTGTAGAACAAGACGGAGAAAAGATTGGTACATTACACAAGAAAGAAAATAACAAATATATGTTAAGTGGCAAAGACGGCAGTAGTTTCTTTGGCAAAAAAGAAGAGCTTATTAAAGCATTCGGGAAGGATTTTTTTAGTGGTAAAATTACAACTACTATTAGTCAAGATGAAAGCAAAGATGTACACGGGTATCCAACAAGCTGTACTCCATGTAATCCCATGTATAATGTACAAAAGAAATTGCCCCTGTTTACAAAAAGTGAAGCTAGCAAAAGTTTGTATTGCGCAGGTTATTATATTATTCGATTTGACAAAGGTTGGGTTAAAAGTTTCTGCCCTAAACTAATTACAATTGAACGCTACGAGAACCGTGGACCTTTTAAAACAGAATTTGAAATGAAACAGGTACTAAGTAATGTCAAATCCAATTAACACACTGCCTATTCAGCAGTTTATTCAGCAGGTAAAAAGTGCTGAATTGGCACAGCAAAAAGAAGTAAAAATAGACATTAAGTCAGCAAAGATGCTGGCTTATAGTCTAGGTGAAATAACTGCCAAATTGCTAGAAGATCAAGACGAATTGTTAAGCAAATTGGCACAGGCGCAAGGCAGCGAAGTTACTATCAAAATGGATGGTGGGGGATTTTCCACTACCTAGATGATAAATATATGCGTATATTAAGGACGCATATATGAGTAGACCCAAGCCTAAGGTACTTTTAGAATACACCAATAAAAAGAACTATAAAACCGAACAAGTTTTAGAGTCCGATGCTATTTGGGCAGTATTTTACAAAAACGAACCTTTCAATTTAAAGAGCTTTAACAGCCTTACATCCTACCCAGGTCCTAAATATAAGAAAGTATCATTTAGCAACCCTGGACATGCTATCAATCTAGCAAAAAAATTAAATCAGATGTTCGATTGTGGTGATTTTCAGGTGGTTAGATTAACTGCTGGAGAAATCGTTAAATGAGTCGCATAAATCATCTTCTAGATCACGCCAGTACTGTTTGCTTTTACGAAGGTGGTTCAGAACATATTTTTTGTGCGACTGACGAACCACGATTTTGGTCAAATCATGATTTAAAAGAACACCCCAACTTGGCATTGGAACGATCAAAAACATACAGTTATAAGTACAATAGTCAAAGATTTAGATGCGACGAATTTACAACTACCAGTGAACTACCTATAGTATTTTTAGGGTGTAGTCATACATCAGGAGTTGGTTTAGAAATTCAAGATGTATGGTCAAACGTACTGTTAAACAAAATTAAAGACTATACAGGTAAAAAAATTCCGTTTTGGAACTTGGCAACAGCTGGATCGAGTATAGATAGACAGGCAATGCTATTAGAAAAACATATACACAAACTTAATCCAAAATTAATATTTTTTTCAGTTCCTGGTATGTACAGACGTGAGATTATATTAGAAGATGCAGTAGTAGACTATGTTCCAAATTGGCAGGAGTATGCGGAATATTCTGACAGTCTACAGAGAAAGTTAACTAAAGCAGATCCAACATTTATGGACGAGGGCTATGCCGCTTTTGAAAGTTATAAAAATTTGATGTTAATCAACACTCTTGCTAGATTTAAAGAATCTAAAATACACTACCATATCGGAATAGAAAATCAAGAAAACACATGGTCCAATAATCCAGATTGTAATATAATACAAACAATATGTGATAGATTATCAAATTTTAATAATTTAGATATAACTTTTAATCATCAAGACGTGGCAAGAGATGGCATGCACCTTGGTAAAATGTCACATAGAAGATTTGCTGAAAATGTGTTTAAAAAAATAAAAGATCAATTATGATTAGTCGAGAACTTTACACTAGAATTTTCCTTAAATCAATGGAACGTAGTACGGATGAAGCCAATGTCAAACTACACTTACACAAATGGTGGCAAAGTAAACGTACCAAAGAATCCGGAGCACTGCGACTGAGTCTAGAAGGATATGAATTTTTAATTGGCGAACTTAAATTGGAAGAATTTGAAGTTCCTTTCACAGATAAAATTGAACTTAGTCCCCAAACAATCATATTTTTTGACAACTATTTGGACTGCCCTTATTTCTTAACAGGACAAAGTTTAACCGTTTTTTCGGAAAAAAAGGCTTTTGAGCTATACATGTTTTCGGATGATATTCGAAAATATGGACTAGTCAAAGCTATGAATGCTCGAAAAAAGGATGCTCAAAACGAAGAAAAAAGTTAAAAAACAGTTGACGTGGGCACAGATATCGTTTATAATACATACATAGACACTTAGTTTACAACGTTTTTTTAACCCTGGAGTATATATGAGCGAGATTGTTTCACGCACCGTTGGCCCTAAAGCCGCTAAAAAGTCCCTTCGTCGTGCTTTTAAGGCACAACGTCCTGTGTTCCTTTGGGGTCCTCCCGGAATTGGTAAGTCAGATATTGTCAAGCAATTGGGCGAAGAATTAGAAGCTCATGTTATTGATATTCGTTTGAGCTTGTGGGAACCTACTGACATTAAAGGTATCCCTTACTTTGATGCTAACACTAGCCGCATGGCATGGGCTCCTCCAATTGAGTTGCCTAACGAAGTCGAAGCGTCCAAGCATAAAAACATTATCCTGTTCATGGACGAAATGAACAGTGCGGCTCCTGCTGTACAGGCAGCGGCTTATCAGTTGGTTTTGAATCGCCGCGTAGGTACTTATAAACTGCCTGACAATGTGTTCATTGTGGCAGCAGGTAACCGTGAAGCTGACAAGGGCGTTACTTATCGTATGCCTGCTCCGTTGGCTAACCGTTTTGTTCACATGGAGATGCGTGTTGATTGGGACGACTACTTTAGCTGGGCTACTGAAAATCGCCAACACAAAGACGTTGTGGGCTTTTTGACTTTTAGCAAGAAAGACTTGTACGATTTTGATCCTCGTTCTAGCTCAAAGGCATTTGCCACTCCACGTAGCTGGGCATTTGTTAGTGAACTGTTGTTTGATGACGACGAAGACGAAAACACTTTGACAGATTTAGTGTCGGGTGCGGTTGGTGAAGGTCTTGCCATTAAGTTTATGGCTCATCGTAAGATTGCCTCTAAACTGCCTAACCCTACAGAGATTCTCAAGGGCAAGGTTAAGAAAATGGATACTAAAGAAATTAGTGCCATGTACTCTTTGACTGTGTCCCTGTGCTATGAATTGAAAGATGCGTCTGATAAAAACGACAAAGGCTTTAACGATAAAGTTAACTGTTTCTTCCAATTCATGATGGACAATTTCGAAACTGAATTGGTTGTTATGGGTACTAAACTTGCGTTGACACAATATCAACTGCCTTTGGATCCAGATGAGATTGAGTGTTTTGACGCATTCCATGCTAAGTTCGGTAAGTACATTGCGGCGGCCACAGAAAAGCGTTGATTAGTAGCCAAATCCAATTGACACCGCCTGCGGGCGGTGTTATAATATATACTATAGCAAATAACAGGAGCAAGTATGTCGCATGATTTAGACCCAATTGTTGATAAAATTATTGTAGCACGGATTGGTTTGCTACTCCGCCATCCTTTCTTTGGCAACATGGCAACGCGATTGAAAATTGTCGATGCCAGCGAATGGTGTAATACTGCGGCTACAGATGGGCGCAGCCTGTACTACAGCCGACCGTTCTTTGAAAAACTCAGTGCTAAAGAAGTTGAGTTTGTGGTGGCACACGAAATCCTACACAATGTATTTGACCACATTGCCCGCACAGAAGGCAGAGATCGAGGCATTTGGAATGCCGCAATCGACTATTGTGTAAATGGGCAATTGGTTCGAGACCGTATTGGAGATCAGCCAAAAGGTATTAAAATTTTCCACGATCCTAAGCATTACGGCAAAAGTGCTGAACAAGTGTACGACGAAATTTACGAAGACATGGACGAACAAAGTTTGTCTGCTCTTGGTCAATTGCTCGACGAACATATCGATTGGCAAAAAGGTGATGGCGATGGTAGTGGTAATCAACCCGGATCCGGTAAAGGTCGGCCACAATATAGTAAAGAAGAATTGAAAAAGATTCGTGACGAAATTCGCGAAGCTACTATCACCGCGGCGCAGACTGCTGGAGCAGGTAACACTCCTGCTGAAATTCAGCGTATAATCCGTGAGTTGACAGAACCTAAAATGAACTGGCGTCAAATTTTGCGTCAGCAAATTCAAAGCACTATCAAGCATGACTATACCTTTAGTCGTCCTAGTCGTAAGGCATGGCACACTGGTGCTATTTTGCCAGGTATGAATTTTGATGAAACTATCGACATTTGTATTAGTATTGACATGTCAGGTTCTATTAGCGATGAGCAAGCTAAAGATTTCTTAACTGAAATTAAAGGCATTATGGACGAGTACAAGGACTACAGTATTAAAGTTTGGTGTTTCGATACTAAAGTCTATAACGAACAAGACTTCGACGGTTACGGCGGCAACGATATTACCGAGTACGAACCAATGGGCGGTGGTGGTACTGACTTTATGGCTAACTGGGAATACATGAAGCAACATGACATTAACCCTAAGAAGTTTATCATGTTCACAGACGGTTATCCGTGGGATTCATGGGGTGATGAAAACTACTGCGATACAGTGTTTATTATTCACGGTACTACCAGCATTGTGCCACCTTGGGGCGCCCATGCTTATTACGAAGAAGAAGCAAGTAGTTAATGGCGTTAAAAAACGGTAAAATAAATCCGCTTAATGCGCTGGATCTGAGAAAAGTCTCGTTTCCAGCGCATCATTTTCACTATACAGATGTACCCAAGTACAATCCTGTATTGTCTAATCATATAGATCGCTGGATCTATGCCAATCTTAATAGTCGATATTATGTAGGGCAATACATAGGCATTATCGACAATACCATAATTTATACTACACGTATAGGATTCGAATCTGAAAAAGAACTTAGTTTTTTCAGACTTGCTTGTCCACATTTAGCCTAATAGATAAATTATAAGCATATATAATTTACGAGGAGTTTATATGACTGAAGAAACTAATAACCAAGAGGTTCCTCAACAGGATCCTGCTCAATTAACACTTACCGATTTAGCGGCAATGAAAAGCATTATCGATATCGCAAGTGCTAGAGGTACGTTTAAACCGAACGAAATGATGATTGTCGGGCAAACTTATAACAAACTAACAACCTTTTTAGAAGGTGTTAAACAAAACCAAGGAGAAACAAAATGATTGAACAAGTTGTAACAGAACAAAATGGCGTCGAAACGCCGGTAGAGGCCGCACCCGCTGCAGCGCCAGAACTTAACATTAATGATTTAATTGCTATGCGTAATCTAATCGACGTAGTAACTACACGCGGCGCATTCAAAGCTATCGAATTATCAAGCGTTGGTGTATTGTTTGATAAATTAAATAGCTTCTTAGAAGCGGCGCAGAAAGCACAACCTGCAGCGCCTGCTCAAGGAGAATAATATGGATATTAAACACGTAGGCCGAATGAAAAAAACTGGCCGTAAAGTATTAGTAGCGTACAGGACATTGCCCGGCGATTCTTACAGTTGTCTAATCATCCCAACAGAAAATTTGTCCGATAGTTACCACGATGCTCTAATACAGCTTGTAGAAAATAATTCAGCACAGGAAGCATTTGAATTTTCTGAAGTACTAGCCAGAGCAAAGTTTCCAGATGGTAGTACAATGCTGCCTAGTTTACACACTAAGGGTATGTTAACAAAAGTATCTACTAGTGAAGTTGAAATGATTCCAAATTTTACAACACGCATTAGCCTAGATGAACTTAATCAGTTAATTGCAGAGCAACGTGGAATTGCAGTGGATGATTTAGCTGTTAAAGACGTAGTAAAAATTCCTACTAACGTTGAAGTTGTCGATGTGGCCACTGTCAAAGACATTAGCCCTTCGGCAAAAACCACATCACAAAGTGTAAACGAAGATATTCAACCCATGGTAGAAAATCTTAGCCCTGAAGCTCAGGCTAAAAAGTTTAGAAGTGACGCAGACAAGTTAGCAAAACAGGCTGCTGATTTTAGACGTAAAGCTGAAGAACTTGTGCCTACGAAGAAAGTAAAGTGACACGTGGGAAAACACTTCCCAAAGACGTAATAGATCGCTGGCCCGAAGTATTCGGAGAGATAACACTTAATGTAGTTCCTCTCCGATATCTTCATTCGGTTACAATTACATTCAAAAATAAAAAGATTTGGGAAATAGAATTAGAAAAAGAACTTAATGAAGGAAGTTGGGGTAACTTTGAACGGCAGATGAAAGAGATTGTATTAGAATATGAAGATACTATCGAAAATGTCGATTTTAAATTAGATACTAATCGAATTAAAAAAGATATAACCAAACACACCAACAAATTTTTAAATAACAAGAAATTAAAATGAAAGTTAAATTAGTATCGAATAGTCAGCCAACAGAAGAATTTCGTCAACAAAATATCAAAGACGCATTAGATCTTGTTGCGTATTGTGCGAGAGTCAGTAATCCTGCCAACCAATTTAACACAGAGACAAGTGAGAAATTAATCAAATATTTGATTAAGCATCAACACTGGAGTCCTCTTGAAATGGTAAGTGCCTGTATTGAAATTGAAACCACACGTGATATTGCTAGACAAATTCTACGTCATCGCAGTTTTAGCTTTCAAGAATTTAGTCAGCGTTATGCTGATCCAACAGCAGAACTAGACGAAGCGTTTGTATTGCGTGAAGCTAGATTCCAAGATACAAAAAATCGTCAGAATAGTGTAGAAGCAGATATGAGTGACGAAGCACAAAAATTAATTGCCATTGAATGGGAGCGGGCCCAAAAACGAGTGCTTTTTTCGGTCAAACAAGAGTATGCGTGGGCTATCAAGAACGGCATTGCTAAAGAACAAGCTAGAGCAGTGCTGCCTGAAGGGCTTACTATCAGCCGTATGTATATGAATGGTACATTGCGTAGTTGGATTCACTACATTGATCTCCGCAAAGAAAACGGTACTCAAAAAGAACATCAACATATCGCTCTTGCTTGTGCTAAAGTAATTGCTGAAATTTTTCCTATGGCAAATACACTATAAATAGTGTATGAAAAGAATCGTACTTGTAACAGGGGGTTTCGACCCCCTTCATTCTGGGCATATTGAGTACTTTGAAGCAGCTAGTAAACTAGGTGACATGCTGAGTGTTGG